CCGAAGACTTGCGTCAAGACACCGTCGGGCACCAACTGATCGGAACTGTTGTCGGCATAGGACGGCCCGACCTTCAAGTTGCCGATTGGCTGATTGGTCGTGGCCGGATACTTGGTGAAGATAGCCTGGTTACTGGGCGTGAGGCCGGCGAGATACTCCGCTCCTGTGGCCGAGCCCACAAACCACGCATAAGCAAATGCGCCAGCGACAGCTGTGACCGTGGCTGTGATTACGTTGCCTGCGGTGCCCGATGCAAGGCTCGCTTCCGCGGACGGTTGTGCACTGCCACCGCCGTAGGTGTCGACGCTGGCATCGGCATTGACCTTGGTTACTTGGCCAATGATGCCGCCCGTATTGGTCACGGAATTATACGGGCTGTAGCCCAACTGTCCCATGCCCGTCAAGGCCACGGCCACAACGTAGACAGTGCCTGTAGCGAAGGTGCCCGAAAGACCCACTACGGCGCCTGTGACCAAGGCCGGTGTTGGCGTGATGCCCAAAGGCAAGCTGGCGTCTGCGTTGATGAGGATTTTCTCCTCGTCGATCATCAAGCTGCGCAACGCCGATTGCACACTGATCCCGAGGGCTTCGGGGCTCAAATTCCGGGCGCCAAGCCTGGCCTCGAACGTCACACTGGACTCAAAGCCCAGTGTCTTGTAGGCTGCGACGAGGTCTTGTTCGGAAATTGCGATCCTGGCACCTCTGTTGCCTTCACTGACCCCGGAGCTTGCTCCGTTGACATTTATGCCCGTAATGCGCTTCCAGTGGAAAGCGTTGCCACCGTCGGCAGCTACCCTGGGCAGCCGGCTAATCCGCGGGATCAACTCCTTGTACGGATAGAGCATCTGGACCACAGGCCGCAAGTCATACCACAACAAGTTCGTGGCCTGCTGAATGGTATCGGCCTTCGCCAACGGTCCAAGGCGCTTCTCCAGGTTTTTGACGAAATTCTCGTTGTTCAACAGGGCGTTGACAAACTCATTGCCAATGCCGTTGTTCCCGGTGAAGCCGGGTCCATTGCCGAAACCATCAGGCATTTACTTAACTCCTAAGTGCGTGTTGTTGCGCGAGCGAAGCTGGCTGAAGCTGGCTTTACTTCGAGCCGGCTGCTCCATGGAAGTCGGGGCTCAGGACACTCTTGGCAAACACGCCCGAGGTCAAGAGATTGCCGATGGTAAGGGCTGAGGCCGCCGTATGCCTGCGCTCGTCTCCGGAGCCAAAGGCCGTGACATCAACGCCCGAGAACAGTGCCTTGTTCAAATCTGCTGTGTTGCGCGCACCGCCAGTGCCACCGACGACTTTTGTAAGGTCAAAAGTGTACGGCTTGTTGCCGCCACCGCCCACAGGCATCCGACGCAAGACCTCAAGCTCGGCCTCGTCCCTGGCGCCCTTCATCAGAAGCTCCGCGATTTCGACCGGCAATTGCCCGTTCTTGGCGAACTTCTTAAAATCCGCTCCGGCTGCTTTGCCAGGATAGACCGAACCGTCGTCTGGATACATCGGCGGCTGGCCACCACTGCCATCTCCGCCGGGCGAGGCGCCTGCAAGGGCTGCCGGACTCAAGTCCTTGACGCCCGCTGGGACTTCGTAGAAACCCGAGTCAGAGTCACCGGCCTCTTGGCCTCTTTGCCCTGAGCGCGCTGCGGCCTTCTCCAACTGGCCAGAAGCGGCTTTGCCGAAAGTCCGAGCACTAGTCACGGCCGCATGAGCTTTCTGCAACTTCTCCATCGCCCCAGCGTGGTCGAACTCGCCTGCATCGTCCTTTGCGCCGTCCTTGCCCTTGGCGGCCTTGGCCATATACGCCGCTTTGTGCATCTTGTGGGCTTCCTCGATCGCCTCCTTGGCCATCTTGCAAGCCTTACGGGCCTTCTTGATTTCCGTTTTGGCCATCTCCATGCGTTGCATACGGCTTGGCGTAGCGGCCTTCTGCATCAGAGCGGCCACTGCATCAGCGAGAGGGTCTCCACTCCCGCCCAGTGCGATTTTGTCCATGTTGAAACCCTCTCCTAAAGATGAAGTCACATACTTGTCGTCGGCGTCACTGAGGTCCAAAGCTTCTCCGCCCTCATGTGTGGCTTTCTGGCCAATTAAGGCCGAGATTTGCTGCGCAATCTTACCCACTTCTTTGGCGATAGACTTGTCCTTCATATCGCCACCTTCACGCTGCGCCTCCAGGAGCAAGCTCCGCTGAATGCGCCGAAGACTATCAAAGGCATAAGACAAGTCGCCAGCAGCGCCCATGCCCTTAGTCAGAGGCGACGGTTTTACTTGCGGAGCGCCTTTGAGATACAGGAAGCTCTCGCCACTAATGTCCAACGCCTCAGCGAGTTGCATCTTGGCCAGCTTCCGCGCTACCTTATCTTTCTTCTTTTTTGTTTTCGGTTTCCATTCGTCCGGCAGCGCGTCTTCAGCATCTAGGGCTTTGGCATGACGGATGATGTGGGCTTTTGCGGCGGCCGGATCAGAGGCATGGCCCCGAAGCCTTACAGCGTTCTCCACGTCCTTCTTATTCTCAATCGGGAAAGAACCGTCAGGCAAGGCTTTGCCCGAGGCTGCTAGTTCTTGGCGCTTGCTCTCTGTAAATTCGCGCTTTTCCATGCACTCCGGACAATTGATCTTGCCATGAGCGTCACAGGGCGCAGGACCTATACCCTTGTTGTTTTCGAGCGTCGAGTCTTTGGGACTCGGGTTCGTGTCAGGCTTCGCAGGCAAGCTAAAGCCATCATGAGCCGCAGGTGGATTGTTCTTGGCCAACGAACTCACGATCTTGGCCATCTTCGTCAACGCCTTCTCTGCGGGAGTGCGCTTAGGCACCGCAAGCAAGAAACCGCCGTCCGTTGAAGTCACCGACTTCATGGACTTCGCAACGGTGAACTTGGCATCAGGGTTGGCCGGGCGGTCTACGACAGAGATTTCAGTAAGCTCGATCTCTGTGATTTTTGAGCCCTGAGTATCAAGTTTCTTGCCGCCGATCGAAAAGCCCTGATACACCTGGTCGACACACTTCTGCACGGCCGTTGGGTCCGAGATCTTCGCACTCAACCATAGGCCCTTCTTGTCAACGTTGGCTTCTTGAGCTTTGCCCACGGCCTTAAGCTGGTGCATCTCACGTATATTGCGCCACTGCATGTAACCAGGCAACGCCTTCTTCACGGCCTCTAGGGTTACTATTTCACCGTCCGAGTCCTTGGTCGGCGTCGACGCATAGCCTGACACAATACACGTGCCGTCTTCGCCCTTCTCGACCTTGGCAATCGGCATATAAAACTGAAACTCATTCATCGCCGCTGCCTTTCCTATAGTTTTGGTCTTGTCTTCGACATACGCCTTGAAAGCCCCGTAGCCAGCGTCGGGCGTCTTAGCCTTGGCCGTCTTCTTTGTAGCAGCCCAGGCTGAAGCAAACGCCCTACTTTCATCACCATGCACTGCGTGTTCTGAATTAAACACGTGCATCCACTGCCGGCGTTTCTTGCCCTTAAGTTTGGCCTTGACTGGCGCGGGCAATTCGGCCGTGGACGCATAAGGCATAGGCTGAGCCTACGGCGTCAAGCCTGTACTCACAAGCTGCATGAGCGTGGTCAGGGCCTGTTGGCCGTCCTGATGCACGTTGCCCGAACTGGAGAAGGTGCAAGTCCGGCCAGAGCCAAAGCCCTGCGTCAATGCAACCGTTACGGTGCTACCTTCTTGGTCCGTGATCACGTAGGTCGTTGTTTGGCCGGAAACGGTCTTAACTTGCGAGGCCATCGGTTACTTCTCCTTGGTTGGTAAGATACATATGGTAGTGTGCCACTACCGCATGTATCTTATTGCTTCCATTTTCCGGCACTAACTACTTGCGTCACTCTTCGCATGGCAGCATCCCAAGTGCCGTCTGGGCTCTGCACAAAAACTTTCATTTGGTCGTACCAAGGCTGGCCGGTGTAGAGTTTCCACCACCGCCAGCAACGCGTGTAGGGCGACAGCATCAGGCACGGCTTGCCTAGGGCGCCGGCAAGGTGAGCCACAGCACTGTCGACGCTAATAACACAATCAAGAGCACTAATAACATCAGCCGTAATACTAAAGTCGTCCAAATGATGACCCACGTCGTAGACAATCCCTTCCATACCGTTCCGCACAATGTCACCACCCTCGTAGCCCACTTGGAGCGAAATAAGTTTGACATTGGGGATCTCCGACAGGCGTAGAAAGGCCGTCAAGGGCACCATTCTTCGTCTTTCGCGCAACGCAGGGCCATGATTACCGGAAGCCCAACAAATGCCAATGCGAAGCTGAGCTTCGGGCAAATGAACGTTTGTGGGCCGCGAAGCGAGGTATGGGAGCGAAGATATAGCCACAGGCGTCTTGTAACCCAGCCAACGCACGACTGAAAGCATCGGCGAGTGGTAGTCAAACTCCGTGGCGTTCAGATCTTCGTCGTAATCCAACACTCGCACAGACGGAAAGCTGCGAGCAAACAATTTGACCAATGCCTCTGGCACGACTAAAGTTACAATCGCACCCTTTTCTTGCACTTCCTTCACAAATCTTACGAGCATCAGGCTGTCGCCCAAGCCTTGCTCGTGATGTACAAGCACGTGCTTCCTGTCGAGGTCTTGGCCTTGCCATTCAGGTATGCCGAGGTCCCAGACCTTGTTCTTTGCTAGCAGCATCCAGCGGCACTCGTATGCGGCTAGGCCCTTGTCTAGTTGGCCAAGCGAAAGTAACGACAACGCCCGATCACTCAAGACCTGCGGACTCTCGTACTTAAGCCCCATGGCCTTGTCGAAGGCTTTGAGTGCCTCAGCATGCCGTCCACGCATGTAAAGCGTCAGGCCGAAGTTATGCCACACGGGGCCAAGGTCAGGCGAGGCATTGCTCAATGTGCGGAAAAGATCCAACGCTTCGTCGTATTTCTTCAGCGCAAGCAACGATACGCCAAGATTGTTGCGGGCGAATGGATTGTTGCGGCTAGCCTTAACGCTGCGCCGGGCGACACTTTCCGCAGCCTCAAAGTGTTGCATGTTGCGTAACACGGCGCCGAGGTTTTGCAACGCTTGCGGGTGGTCTGACTCCAGCGACAGAGCCGCAAGGAAGTGCAACCTTGCGGGCTCCATCTGCTGTTCGTGGAAGAACTTCGCGCCAATAGCGTTCAATTCTTCCGCCCGGCTAAGCTTCGGCATAGAGTCGAGCATTAGCTGTTCGGCGCCACGAACTCATAGTTGAACGCGTAAGTGACCGTGGCGTTAGGTGCCGTAGTCGGCGTGATGCTACCAAGGGCTACCGCCAAGGTGCCAACGGCGATTGTTGCGCCGGCGTCGTATTCGCGCGTGACGCTAAAATCGATAGTTCCAGGGTCTACAGGCACCGAGACAGCCGCTGTGGTGCTCATACGGAACCATGGACTAGTGCCACCAACAACGCCCGCTACGGTAATTGCGCTTATGGTTTGCACCCCGCGAGAAAGGCCCTGCGTCGTAGACGTACTCAACGCGCAGACTAGACTTAGCGTGTCAGTGCCCGACACACCGTCGTTGCCAATGTAAGTCACGGCCACAGTGCCGGCCGTTATGGCTGTCGTCCCAGTGCCGACTTCGACATTCACGGGCCGCATCGTGTCTGGCTGATGTGTGACAGATACACTGCCGTTGCTCAAGGCGCCGGAGGCCACAATTTGCCCCACGGTTGCGGCGCCAGGCGCCAATGGCAACGTGTAGCTGCGAGTTGCTTGCTTCACGTAGCCAAAGCCTTGGCCCAACAACGTCACTGCATCGCGTGGATCTACCGTGTAGCTTCCGTCACTAGCCTGCGGGTAGGTGCCGAAATTCCCTTGGATCACCCCACCGATACCTACGGGTGCAGCAATTTGAACTGCTTGTGCCATCTTATCGCTCCTTATGCAACTAGGGTTAACCAACGCGGGCCAAGGCTACGCCGAGCTTTCTTCCGCCGCGCTTTCTTTCTTTTGCGCCGTACAGCTGTATTTTGATCGTAGCTCAAAAGGCCCGTGGCCATGCTTACGGTGTCGGCCTTCGTTATGCCACGTCGGG